GCCGATTGCGTCCAGGGCACCGGATACGGTGTTCTTGGCGTCGCCCATGACGTTGCCAATCGTGCTCGAGATACCGTGGAAGACATTGCCCACCGTGCTCGAGATACCGTTGAACACTGCCTGGAATGTTCCGGAGATACCGTTGACAATGCCGGACAGAGCAGACGAGAGACCATTCACGATGCTCGTGACGGTTGTACTCATGCCCTGGAACACTGTCTGCGCGCCATTGGCGGCCATCTGCCAGTTTCCTGTGAAGATGCCCACAAACACGCCGATAACCGTCTGAATCACGCCGACCGTGGTCTGAATGATGCCGGAGATTGTTCCCATTACCGCCATGACGATTCCGCCGACAACCTCAAACGCTGCACCAAATACCACGGACACGATTGTGGCCACTGTAGTAAACGCCACGCCCAAGTTCTGCAGGACTGTGTCAACAAGTGGCTGACAAGCTTCAGCGAACTGAGAAATGGCGTCTCGTGCTGTTTCAATGTATGGCGATAGAGTTTCAAACGCTCCGCCAACAGCTTCACCGAACCCGCTGAACGCTTCAACGATAAGACCCGCGCCCGTGCTTAGTCCGTCAAGCGCAGGCTGCAGGATACTCATGACGAAGTCGGCAACCGGCTGCATGGACTGAAGCCACGCGTCAAATCCTCCACCAGTGGATAGATTCGTGATTGCGTCCGCGAGTTGCTTGATTAGATCCGCTGCGCCGTTAACAACGACCGCAAACGCCCCGCCGAGTACCTCAACGATTGAGTTCAGTACCGGAATGATGGCGTCTATTGCAGCGCCGAAGATTGGCCCTAGCGCGTTACCAAGCTCACCAAGTGCGCCCATAAGATTGCCGAGCGCTTCTTGTAGTGGTGGAGACACCGCGACCAGTCCAGCAAACGCGGCGATGGCGATTCCAACGGGGCCGCCTAGCGCGCTAAGCAAGCCAGACAGAGGGCCGAGCATACCGCCAAGCACTGGGATATTGGCGATAACCGGAGCAAGACCGCTGAGAGCCATAGCCGAGAAAGCCGCGGCGATAGGTGCCACAAACGTCGGGATATTGCCGAGCTGTTTGCCCATGGCATCAATAGCCGGTGCCGCTTGCTTGAACGCCTCGACCAACACCTGAATGGCCTGCGTGAAAATTGGCGCGGTCAGACGCGACAGAGCGGCGCGAACGTTAGCAAACGAGCCAGCCAGTGTGTTACCAGATGACAGAGCCGCTTCGCCTAGACCGATGCGCATGGCTTCCGAGAATGTGTGGAAGTCAATCTGACCCTTGGAGACCATGTCAGAGACTTCCTTGGACGTCTTGCCAAGGTACTCGCCCAAAAGCTGAAGCACTGGAACGCCAGAGCTTGAAAGCTGCAGCATATCGTCGCCCATGAGCTTGCCGCGCGATGCGACGGACGAAAAGATGACGCCGATGTCATTGAACGCTCGACCAGATGCCGCCGCAACGTTCGCGACGGACTTCAGCGTGTTGGTCATATCCTCGCCGGACTTAATGCCAGCTGCAGAAAGCGTCGCCGCGGCCGTTGCAGCATCACCCAGACCAAAAGCCGTGCCACGGACTGATTGAGTAGCCGAGTCCATGATGGATTCGATGTCCTGGGCGTCATGGCCAAAGCCGGCGAGCTTCTTTCGTGCGTTGTCAATGTTCAGCGCGCGGTCGATGCCGCCCTGGATGGCCATACCAGCAACCGCGGCAATTCCCGCCTGGCCTACGCCAATAAGCGAGCTTGTGATTTGCTGGGTGTTAGTGCGTACAGCGTTCCATGCGCTGGTCAGTCCATTTCTCGCGCTTGTCGCGATGCCGCTGAAGATGTTTTGAGCCCGCGACTTAAGCTCGGCAAACGATGATTGCACGCTGCCAGACGCGTCGCCCATGCTGTGATCCATAGAGCGCGATACTTCCTGCGCTTTGTTCTGAATCTGACTGAGCGAAGACTGCGCCTTATTTACGCCATCAATGAAGCCGTCGGCGTTGACGGTGAACTTCGCGGAGAGTGTATAGTCACTTGCCATATATACCTCCTCTCATGTTTATTTCTGTTGATTCGATAGAGCCTTTTCAAGCGCAGCCATTTTGTCGCGCGCTTCTTTCGCGCTCATGGTCTTTCTGTCAGGCTTGTTTGCTTCAACCCACAGAAGCTCAGGCTCTTCACTCTTCTTCTTATAACCATTGGTAAGCGCGTTAGCTATTGCTTCATTGAGAAGCATTTGGTCATATGCGACGCGGTCATGCTCAGCCACTTGAAGAAGGGCAATCTGAGCCGCTGTGAGCCTGTCAAACTCGTCCGGCATCCACCCAAAGCGAACAGCCGCCCACGCCCACATTGCGTCACGCTCATAGCCTGTCAGAGGCTTCTGTGGCGCTTCTTGTGGTTGGTCGGCTCGTTGTTTACTTGTGGACGGTCTGACCCAGCGCGGGCTCTTCAGATCTATCGGAATAAAAAACCGCAGTCCTTCATGAGTGAGTCGCTTACAGCTTCAATCATCTGAGCGTAGCCATGCTCCTGCAGGTACTTTCCAGCAAGCTCGATGGCCTGCGTTGGGTTAACCCATGCACTCTGACCACTCTCGCGGATGCCATACGCGAAGATGGTCTTAGTCTCGCGCAGGGTTGGCTGAGCGGTGAACACGGAAATAATGCTTTTGTTGCCAATCGCACTCTCGGCCATCTCAACACGCTTCTCCGCGTAAAGAAGCTCGTATGTAGTACCGTCAACCTCGAAGGTGAAATCTGCCATTTCTTACTCCTTAACTAATAAAAAAGGGGCAGCCGAAGCTACCCCGTGATTGCGTTTGTGGACGCCTATCGTCCTGTTGGCTTGGTAATTGCCTTAGCCTTGGCGGCTGCGTCAATATCGAACCACGTCCATTTGCCTGTACCTGTGAGAGATACAGACGCGGTGCGTACATCGTCGGTTGGAGAATCTGCCTCGTACTTGGTAACGATGACAGCGCCACCGCCGATTGGCGTGAAGTCGGTATTGTCCAGGAACTCCTTGACGCACAGAATAGTGCCGTCGGCTAGTGCCTGGCGGAACAGTTTATCGCTCTCAGCGTCCTTGACGGCCACCGTATCAACGGAAACCTCGAAGGAACGAGTAGATGCGCGATTAACCTTCCAAGCACCGCGAGAAGACTTCGTGGAGACGCTCGTGGTGTCAGCGGAAAGCGATACCTTGTGAGACTTCTCGCCAGCGATTGCGAGGAGTTTAGATCCGTCAGCGCTGAATACGCCGAGCAGGACCTCTGCGCCATTTACAGCGTTCACGCCGCCAGCGGAGACGTCACAATATGCACCACTATCGAATGCAGTTGAATCTGGCATAGTAATGCCCCTTTCTACTTAATAATCAGACCATAGGAGACGACCACCTCGAACGGCACAACCGCGTGCCATTCGCCTGTTTCGTCTCGCTTGATTGTGTTTAGACCGTTATCCGTTTGACGGATGACCTGGAACGGACAAGCCAAACTAATTGGCTGGCTCATGGCTTCTTCTAGAGCCGTCACCATCTTGAATATCTCCTCGCGCGTCTTAGACGGCTTAGAGATTGCATGAAGCTCGATGGTGTAGACATCCAGCCACATTGTTTTAGTCTTGTCCGGACGAACTGAGAGTGCGCCGACGGAATAAAGAGGAGAGGGTTCTTTATTCGCGTCGGTCACACATTTAACGCCCGTGCCTTCTTTGACACGTGCCACAACCGCCGCGACAAAGTCGTCGAGCGGGAGTCGCCTTAGTGCTTGCCTCATAAGCCCTTACTCCTTAGATACTCGCCACACCGCTTCTTCAGAACAGCGCGCGCCGCCTTGATCTCCGTAGCGAAGAAGTGCTGGCCTTCCACAAAGGGTGCCTTTAGGCGCTTGCCAAGCTTCGGAACGTACTGGCCAACATTCTGTCTGTGGCCATACTCAACGTGCGGCGCGTACTCACCTGTGTAGCCAATCTCTCCTTCGCCACCTTTGACGCTTTGGCGAATGGATCCAATCAACTCGCCCGTGTCTCTCGGCGTGGTTGCGCGTAGATCTTCGGCTATCTCGTTCACGGTGCGCTTCATAACAATCTCGGGCTTGATGTTTGCGAGCTCTTTCAGTGCGTCGCCAAGTCCGCCATCGTCAAACTGCAGGCGAACACTAGGCATATGCATCACCCTTTAGCTTCTTCAGTGACAAAACGCGGCGGCGCCCGAAGTCGCTCACATGGATAACCTCATAGACGTCGCCAGCATCAATCACGGGAAAGCGTACAAGAGACGCGCGGAGAGCAAGCTCGGCGGGAACTGTCGTGATAAGCGTCAAGTCACACGCCGCGTAGTCGTTGCCTTCGTTTGCCGTCTCTACAAGCGATGCGGGGCATACCCTCGCCCGGGTGGTTGTAAGCACCCGGCGCGAGAGCACGCGATTGCCTAGCTTGTCACGCGCGTCAGTGTCCGCGAGCTCAATCAACTCGCACATCCGCCACTTCATACGAACCTCACCTTTGGGAACTGCAGAGCGGAGGTAGTATCCGCCCTAGCAATCTCCGCCAAGGCAGAGAGCTCCGCGGCATACTCCGCAAGTAAATCGTCCACAAACTGAAGGGACAAGGTTCCGCCCT